GTGTGGATCAACTACACCGCAGGCTACAGCGCAGGCAATGAAGCCGCCCAGCAAGACGCCGTGCCCTACGGCATCAAGGCATGGCTGCTGCTGACCATCGGGACGCTGTACGCGAATCGCGAGAGCGTGCAGACCGGTGTGTCAGTGGCCGCGCTGTCTGACCGCTTCGCTGATTCGCTGCTTGACCGGTTCAAGGTGTACTGATGCAAGCCGGCCAGCTCACGCACCGCGTCACCTTCCAGCAGCCAACGAATGCTGTTGATGACTACGGCCAGCCCGTGCCAGGCGGCTTTGCCGACGTTGCGACGGTGTTCGCCGCCATCCGCCCCATGGGCAGCAGTGAGCGCCTTGCGGCATCGCAAATGCAAAGCGGTCAGACGCACGTCATCACGGTGCGTCACAGCACGGCACTGGCCGCAGCAATCGGATCGTGGCGCATCGTGTACGGCTCCCGCACCTTCGGCATCGTCGGCCTGCCCCGCAACCCCGACGAAGCCGGCCGCTGGCTGGTGTTTGACTGTGTGGAGAAGGTCAATGGCTGAGCTGCAAGTCAAGGGCCTGGCCGAGTTGCACAAGGTGCTGCAGAGCCTGCCCGAAGAGCTTGAAAAAAAGGTGCTGCGCAACGCCCTGCGCGCCGGCGCCAACGAGTTCAAGAAAGCCGCCCAGGCCAAAGTGCCCGTCAAATCCGGCGCCCTGCGCAAGTCCATCCGCGTGAAGACTTCTGCCCGCAAAGGCCGGTATCGCATCAAGGCCACCATCGTTGCCGGCAACGCCGAAGCCTACTATGCCCACATGGTCGAGTTCGGCACCGCCGCCCACATGATCAAGCCGGCCAAAGGCAAGGCGCTGGCCTTCCTCGGGCTCGCACGCGAAGCTGTGGAGCACCCCGGCGCCCAGGCCCAGCCCTTCATGCGCCCCGCCTTCGACTCGGGCTCCGACGCGGCGGTTGACGCCTTCGCCGACAGCGTGCGCAAACGTCTGAGCAAGGAGGGCGCCCTGTGAGTCGCCCCCTCGCCGCCGCGCTGCTCAATCAGCCCGCCATCACCGCGCTGGTGGGCGCGCGCCGCGCCCTCAAGCAACTGCCCGCCGGCACCGCGCTGCCCGCCCTGGTCTACACCGTGGTCGACGTGGTGCCCAGCGACTACCTCACCGGCGGCTACGCCGGCCTGCGCCTGCAAATCAACCCCCTGGCCGCCACCATCGGCCAGGTGCAGCAAATTCACGATGCCATCCACGGCGCGCTGCACGGCATGGCCGATGTGGCACTTGCAGGCCACCGTGTCATCGCCGTGCGGCATGACCTGATCGGCCCCGAAGACACCAGCACCGACGACGCCGGCGCGGTCACTTGGACATGGCACGCCGACTACATCGTGCTCTACGAATAGCGCCCAGCAAGCGCCCCCCAGCAAGCCGCCCCGTGAGAACGAGGCGGCTTTTTAACGCCCGCTCGCCGGGCTTTTTTTGTCCCTGAAAGGAAAGCCCACCATGGCCACCGCTCCCTACGAAACCACCAGCGCTGCCGGCACCACGATTTCGATCGTGGGCGGCGACCCCGCCACCTTCGACGCCACCGGCTTCGCCGCGCTGGTGTGGGTGCCCATCGGCAAGATCAAGAACGCCGGCGAGTTCGGAAAAACCTTCCAGCTCATCACCAACAACTACCTGTCCCAGCGCGGCGACGAAAAGCGCAAGGGCACGTTCAACGCCGGGCAACTCAATCTTGACGTGGACATCAAGACCGATCTCGGGCAGGCAGCTTGTGAAACCGCACTGGACTCCGACGCCGATCACAACTTCAAGATCGCATTCAAGAACGGCCTCACGTACTACGTGCGCGGCCAAGTTGTCAGCTTCAGCAAGAAGATCGGCGGCCCGAATGACATGGTCGCCGCTTCGATTGGCATCGAGCTGAACCCGTTCTTTGCCAGCGGCACCGAGCTTGCCGCCGTCAAGGTCGAGCCCTCCGTTTAACCCCCGAGCACCGGCCCGGCTCGCTTCGCACCTTCGCGGGTGCGGGCGGGCTGGGTACGGGCGTTTTTTCAATCCACCCGCGAAGACCGATATGTCCAAAGAAAACACCACCGATCCCGTCATTGATTTCTCGCAGTATCTGCTGTCGCCAACGGGCCGCGTTGAAATCAACCTGCCCAACGGCGACCCCATGCTGTTCAACGGCAAGCGCGTCGCCGTCAACGTCTACGCCCCGGCGTCTGCCGAATACGCCCGTGCGCAAGCCGCCATGCAACGCGCCGCGCGCGACAAGCTGCTGGGCGGCAAAAAGAGCGCGAACGAAGCCGAGGAATCTGCCGAGATTGACGCTCGATTTCTGGTCAGCGTCACGCAAAGCGTCGAGAACTTCCCGTATCCCGGCGGCGCCGATGCCATGTACCGTGAGCGCGGCCTGATGTACATCGGCGATCAAGTCCGCGCGTACCTGGGAGAGCAGGGAAACTTCTTCGGGAAATCGAAGGCGAGCTGATGCTGGCCGCGCGGCAACTCGGTTGGGCTCACTCCGTGCCTGAAGGCCCGGACGGCAAGCGGGGCGACAAGTCCCAGCTTGAAATCGCGCGCGACAACGGGGGCGACGTCCCCATGCCCGATCAGCGCTGCCCGTACCTGTTTGACTGGCTGTGCCTTGCCGGCCCTGCCCAGTCGGGCGGCATGGGGCCGATTGCCTTGACCGCTGCCGAGCTTCAAGCCTGGGCACAAGGCGCCGCCATCGATCTGCAGCCGTGGGAATTCCAGGTGCTGCAGCGCGCCTCCCGCGCCTACTGCGCTGCCTATTCCAGCCCCGACGACTTCCCGCCCTTCGGTGATTCCGACGAACTCTATGACGATGACGTCGTAGCCGAAAAATTGTCTGCAGGATTGAGCAAGCTGCTATGAAAGTTGGATCACTGCTGATCGACATGGCCGCCGACGTGGCACGCCTGCGCGCGGACATGAACACGGCGCAGGGCGTTGTCAGCAGCGCCGTCAACAAAATGCAGTCCGCCGTGGATGGCCTGAAAAAAGGTATCGCCGGACTGGCCGCCGGCCTCACCGTCGGCGCCTTCTCCGCCGCCATCAAGAACCAGCTCGACATCGCTGACGCCATGGGCAAGACCGCCGAGCGAACGGGCCTGGCGGTCAAGGATGTCGCCGGTCTCAAGTTGGCCTTTGACATGTCCGGCGTCAGCTCCGACAAGCTGGAAACCAGCCTCGGCAAGATGGCCAAGAACATGGCCGAAGGCTCCAAGGCCTTCGGCGCCATGGGCGTGCAGATCAAGAACGCCGACGGCACCCTGCGCAGCACGCGCGACGTGCTGGGCGACGTGGCCGACAAGTTCGCCGGCTACCGCGACGGTGCCGAGAAGACCGCTCTCGCTCAGGAGTTGTTCGGCAAGTCCGGCACCGAGATGATCAGCGTGCTCAACGCTGGTCGCGCCGGTTTGGATGAAATGGACGCTCAGGCCAAGCGCCTAGGCCTCACGCTGGATGAAGAAGCCACTGCCAAGGCCACGCAGTTCAACGACACGCTGACGTTGCTGCAGGCCGGCGGCGAAGGCTTCACGCGCCAGATTGCCGGCCGCCTTGCGCCCACGCTGGCGTCGCTGGCTGGCGAGCTGCTTGGCAACGTCAACCAATCCGAGTCGCTCAACACCATCAGCAACGTCCTGAGCGCCACCCTCAAGGGCCTGTATTCGGCTGGCGCCATCGGCGCGCAAATCTTTGCCAACCTGGGCCGCGCCGTGGGCGCAGGCGCCGCCGCCATCATGGCCGTGTTGCGCGGAGACTTTGCCGGCGCCAAGGACATCATGAACGATGTCGCCAGCGTCAACGCGGCCAACTGGAAGTCGCAGTTGGAGAGCCTTGGCCGCCTGTGGGATGACACCGGTGCCAAGGGCGTGCAGGCCATGGCCGGCGTTTCCGCAGCGTCGCGCAGCGCTGCGCCCACGGTCGCCAGTGTTGGTGCCGCCGCCAAGCAGGCCAAGGACGAATTCGCCGACCTACTGAACAAACTCAACGCCAAGGACTCTGGAGTCGATGCCGACTACTTCAAGAACCTGAACATCCTGTTCGCTGGCTTCCAGAAGGGCCGCATCGGTCTGGGCGAATATCGCGCCGCCGTTGAGCAGCTCACCCAGTCGCAGCAGTTCGCAAAGGACATCCAGAAGCAACTGATCGAGGTTGCCAAGGAGCACACCGCCGGCGTTGATGCTGCCATCAAGGCCGACGAAGACGCGCTTCTCAAGAACGAGGCCAGCATCAAGACCGCGCGCGAGATGCTTGAACAAATCCAGTTCGAGACCCGCGCGCTCAAGATGACAAACGTCGAGCGCGCCAAGGCCATGGCCCTGCGTGACCTGGAGCGTCAGGGCATTGAGGCCGGCACGCAAGCGTATGAGGCGTACGCGGAAGCGATCCTGAAGGCACTCGATGAAAAAGCCGTGACCGAGGCCAGCATCGAGGCTCAGAATCAGATTCGTGAGGAGTGGCAAAAGACCACCGATCAGATGGGCCAGTCCCTGGCCGATGCGCTGATGAACGGCGGCAAGTCCGTCGCCGAATATCTCAAGGGCCTGTTCCGCAACCTCGTTTTGCGCCCCATCATCCAGCCAGTTGCCACGGCCATGGCCGGCGGCTTCATGGGCCTGTTCGGCGGCCCTGCAGCTGCCGCCGGCCAGGGCGGTGGCGGCAGTGCAGGCGGCTTGCTCAACCTGGGCTCCTCGCTGTTCGGCGCTGGTGGCATGACTGGTTCGCTGATGGCGGGCGCTGGCTGGCTGACCGGCGCGGCCAGCTTCGGCGGCATCATGGGCGCAGCCGGTTCGCTGATAGGCACCGGCACCATTGCTGGCATCGGCTCTGGCCTGATGATGGGCTTGGGTGCGGTGGCACCCGTGCTGCTGCCGCTGCTGGCGCTGGTCGGTTCCGGCGCTTTCAGCCGCAAGCACGAACAGCACAACCTGCGCTGGTCGGTTCCGGCGCCTTCAGCCGCAAACACGAGCAGCACAACTTGCAAGGCACCTTCGGCGGCGCCAGCGGTTTCGAGGGCAATTGGCACGACTACTACAAGGGCGGCCTTTTCCGCTCCAGCAAAACCGAGGACACCCCGCTCGACAGCGGCACCCTCAAAGCCCTGCGCGCGGCGTGGAAGGCGCAGGAGGCCGCTGTCACCGACTACGCCAACCTGCTGGGCCTGCAGACGGACAGGATCACCGGCTACACCTACGCCATCAACCTGAAGCTGAAAGACCTGGGTGACCCCGAGGCGGACGGCTACATGGACAAGGTG